CAACATAGTTGTAAGATTATAGCGTGCGGTTTCTGTTTGAACTTTAATTGAACAAAATTGAGCATCTTCAGTAGCAAGCTTCATTTTCGACAAAGCGTAATCAGCCTCAGAACGATAGGCTTCATAGAACGCAATTTGTAGTTGAGCCTTGCTCGTTTCCAGTTGCACACCAGCAACCACAGCATCAATCTCAGCACGTCTTGCTTGGGTCTGAACCAGTACAGCAGACCAATACGCTTGATCACGTCCCAGAAGGTACTGAGCAGACGTACCAAGTGCAGCAGTCGTCAGCTCTATATATGCTTTTGCATACTGATCGCCTGTAATTCTCTGCTTGTCAAACTCTCCTTTTAAGTGAGCAGAAATAGAACTCATGAGTATATCAAAAGTTCCATTTCCATTTATGACACCAGTAGTCATGTTATTATTTGTTAGTTTTACAACTGGGTCATATAATTCTCCAGTTTGAGCAGGAAGAAGATAAGGTGCTGTTGCCAAATTTACTGTAGGTAAAGTAAAAGTGTGATCAGCAGTTAATCCTGTAAAAGTTTCTTGAGCAATTACGGCTGCACCGCAATCAATTGGTCCAACGGGATCAGGAGGCATATTTTTCTATCCTATTAAATTACGATGCAGCAAATATTACTCGTCTGTACCAAGACGCTCCGCAGCAGACTGTTTGTTAGCCAATTCACGAAGTTCTTTTTTTGTCAATGGTTCCATGATTTCAATATTGTATTCTGGAACCATTCGACGTTCAGGAGCTTGTTCAACACCACGGACTTTCTTTGGACGGAGTTGTTGGAATTTCCGAGATTGCAGTTCTGTCAGCAAAATCAAAGGAATATGATATCCATTGTCAGTTGCTTCACCAAAAGGAATCATCTTCCGAATCGTTCCAATAAATCTATTGGCAACGGTTACGATTTCTCCTTTAAGATCGGCTTTTGATGGATTCATATTGTAGATACGACAACGAACCAATCTCAAAACATCTTTTTGCAGACGATCACGGATTTCTTGATTGGTTTCTACTTTGACTTTTTTACTATTTTGAGTTTTACGAGCTTCACGAGCCATTTGACGTTTAGCTGCTTCTGTCTCAAATTCAGGTTTTTTATCTTCATCTTCATCGTTTTCGTCATTTTCATCGTCGTCTTCTTGATCTTCTTCGTCTTCATCTTCGTCTTTAGATTTTCTACCCTCAAGTTGGTCATTGATCTTTTCTTTCAAAGCATCAACACCAATATTAGGGGAGTGACTAAGACCCATGGTCTTTGCACGTTGTTTCAGCAATTGAAGCTCAGTCGGACCTTCTTGCAATGGTGGAGTATCTTTTGCTGCATTTGCAGTTGGTGCATTCCCAAAAGTCAGTTTTGGCTTTTCTTTGGACTGTTCATTATCGGACATTTTGAATTCCATACTCATAAGTTAATAGTGAAAAAGGAGAAAGGCTTTCACCTTCCTCCTTCATGAAGCATTTACCCTACAAAGATCAAGCCCTTACTGTTCGGCAAGAGTCTTGATCAAGGCCAGACGCTCAGGACGCAGGATCATGGTGCCGTAGTACCATTTGATCGAACTGAAACCAGTTTCACCATACGGGTCAGTTCTATCCGCAGTTTCCTTACCCGGCATCTTCGTGGTGATCTTGAACTTCACGGTCTTACCATCAGTCTGGAAACCAATGGTAGTGAAGCTTTCAGCACCTACGACCAGCATCGGAAAGATATCGTAGTTGTCCGCAGTCGCACGATAGCCGGGGTTTGTCCCGACAGCACCACCAGCACCCGCCCAATGGAGCATTTCAGGAACAACGATAATACGGAATTGGTCGATTGTACCAATCTCGCCATTCATCAGAGAACCAGCATCAGCATATTGGTGAGCATGAATGAAAGCTTGATTGTTGAAAGAATCCTCCATCTTGTTCAGCATCATCTGAAGCTCAGTACCGATATACATCACACGTCCAGAGCTGATCGTTTTGGTGTCGATCATACGAGAACCACTGATATACTTCGACTGCTTCGGAGTACGATTTTCATCAAGCATAATCGAAAGACGCATGAAGTCATCATAAACCACCTTCGACGGATTACCACCTTCACCCGTCATGGTGATATTCGAAACAGCAGTACCAGTATAAAGAATGGTTCCTGCACCGGCCAGCAGATCAGCTTGAAGCACCGCTTCGGTAAGCTGAGTAGCACCCGTAACCATCTCACGCGAAAGGTGGCCGTAGAGGTCTTCGTCCGAGTCGAAATCAAAGCTCTCTTGAGTGAATTCGGTAAAGAAACCGAATTTAGCAATAGTACCAGTTCGCTGAATACGAGTGAAACCAACACGGTTCACACGTCCACCAACTTCAGTCAAAGTCGGCAGTTTACCAGTGATCGTACCAACGTCTTTAGACGAACCATAGAGATTACCAGAACCTTGGAGAACATCAATTCCAAGAGTACCAGTCACACCATCAAGCTCGGTTTGTACAAGGTTGGTTTCAGTCAGAGTACCAGCAACCAAGTTGTCTTTGGACATGGTAACGACCCAAGGACCAGCACCAGATTTAGCAGCAACGGAGGCTTCAATTGCGTTTACAGCATCACGAAACGCATCCGCATCAGCTTCAACAGCAAACGAATAGGTCAGGTTTTGAAACGTGATAAAGTAATCAGAAATCGAAATTACTGCACCAGCAGCGTCGATACCTTGATCGTTGATATTACGGTCATCAAGCAGCGGAATGTAGTGATACACCCGAATTTCTTTGCCGTAATGCTTTGGCATAGACATGACATCAGCCATTGGCATGAAATACATATCTTTCTTGGCTTCAATCAAAGCTTTCTTGTGCCAAAAGAAAGTCTCAAATTGAGTACCAATGGTAGATGGATTACCATTTGGATCGTTATAAATTTGGGCCATTATACGTTTTCCTTATACACGTTTTGCCAGCGTGGCAGTTTTTTCAAATTCCTCATCCGACATCGAAAGAGGATTATAGTCTTGTGCAGCCGTAGCCTTTGCAGCGGTTCTTACAGGAGCAGCCGCTCTTGCTCTGTCACCATTGTTAGGCGTAGTCTTCTGAGATGCAGTTTTAGTATCGAGAACCTGTCTGACGGGCTGTTGCTGTTGAACATTAGCTACGGGAGCTTGTTGTTGAACAGGTGCCGTGGTGACTTCGTTCTTACTCTTTAGAAAGCCATTTTTGTGCATGATCTGGCCTACTTGTTGGTAGGCACTGATGAACGAAACATTGGTCAGGTATCCCATTGTCCTTTGGCGATTCACTTCATCGGAAATCTGGTCATAGAGACCTTCTTCCCTTTGGCTAGTGATCACCCGGAGAATCTCGGGGTCTTTCCAGATGGCTTCTTTAGAAGCCTTATCCCACTCTTTATTGATCATGACAACAGTTTTTTGACCTACCTCAGACATACCTACATCTTGAAGTACGTTGTCAAACATCATCTGTTGATCACTAACCTTGTAGTCACCAGCTTGGTAAGCTGGTTCAACACTGGTATCCATATCCATAGGATCGATACCAGAGTCTTTTACAAGCTTCTTGATTGCTTCAGGGTTCTTCTTGTTAAGATCAATCAAAAACGCAAGTTTATTCTCATCAAGCAATCCTTGATTTTCCAACATCCTCACAATTTTAAGGCTAGGCTGAAGTTGCTGTAATTTCTTGGTATAGTTTGCACCCATTTGCATCAACTGAATTGCTTCAGCAGGATTATGCAAACTAATTTCTTTACCATTTGCTTTAAATGGTTTCATTACCTCTTTATAAAGTGCTTCGTAATTTACTGCTTCAGCTTTGTCTTCAGAAACTTTTACGTTAGCTTCTGTCTTTGGCTTGGTAGTATCTTCTGTCTTTTCGACTTTAACATCATCTTTTTGTTTTGTCGGTAATTTACTTTCTGCATCGTCAGAATCGGAGAGGGGATTTGGTTTTTCATCTTCATTTTCTGTTGTGTCTTCTTTGGTTCCATCAGGAGAAGACTTGTCATCGTTGCTTGATTCATCTGCAACAATATCATTTTTATCAACAGATTCCAGTTCATCATTAGAATTACCCTCTGCTTTTAATTCAATTTCCTCTTCACTCTTTGAACCAACAGAAGAATCTTCTTCTTGTTCTTTTTCTTCTTCTACTTTTTTAGGAGGAGAATTCATTCCCATGAAGTCTTCATCCGACATATTTTCAATATCTATATCGGGCATTATTCAGATTCCCCCATCAAATCTTCTTCATGCAATTCTTGAAGAGTTTCCATTTGTTGCTCCATTTCATAGGCCATGTTATTTGCCATTTGAAGCTTCGTTTGGATATAGCGTTTAAACGCACCCAATCCAAGAAGGTCATTATTAATCATTCGAGCTTGATCCTTATTTATACTTGGGTCTGAGTATAACAAGGCCAGACGAGCAGCTTCTTCTACGAAGTAATCATCTGTTACTACTTTTTTAAAATCAGGATTGTCAATTAAACGACGAACTACAGTACCGTATTCCACGATCTTGCGTGCTTCGGCAATAGTCAGTTCAACTTCTTCGATATTCTTTTCTAATTGAGACATGAGATTCCTCTGTTTCCTCAAAAGTTCATTGCTTGGTTCAAACTAGGGTCCATATTTGGATTGTATTGTATGGAGCCAAGGTTTTGTTCCGGTGATTGTGTAGGAGCTGTTCTTTGGGCAGGACGTTGACGAGGTGCGTCAGACAGTTTTGACAGTTCGTTCCACCCTACAGCAGCTTGGATATCGGGTCTTGTATCTTCAGCTTTTCTTGATTTAAGTAGTCCTTTCGTAATTTCTAGGCTCTGATTACCTTTGGCCTGAGCCGACTGCTTTTGCAAGTTCCTTTCGTGATTGAGTCCAGAAGCTTCATTTTCTGCTTGTGTCACGCTTACAGCAGCATCAGCTTCCGTTGCTTGTGCTTTGGCTTGGTTCAGAGATATTTCAGATTGAAGTTTTTGAATTTCCATCTTTAGTTTCTCAAGTTCAAGCTGTTTCATCTCTTCCAGAATAGGATCAGGTTGAGGCTCAAAACGCATAATTTGTTCTGCCAGAGCAGGCATACGTTTCAATCTGGCAATCTCTGCCAAAATCATTTTGCTCATATTTGGGTCCATATTCGGACCCATTGTCTGAAGCATGAAACCAAGGTCTTGAGATTTTTGCTCATCAACTTCAGCAGTAGCAATATCTACTTCAAGATCAAATTGACCTTTAAGGTCTTCACGACGAATAATTACAAACTCTTTGTTTGTAACTCTAATTACTTCTTCTTCAGACAAGAAAACAGCATTCATTGCCATCAGCTTCTTGCCAATTTGTTGAATACCATAAGCAAGACGACGAAGAATATTCATCTCACGTTTAGAGGAGGCATCCAGTACGCCTCTGATCCCTGCTGCAACTTCACCATAGGCTTCACCAGATACACCACCAGAGAAGCTCTTGACGCCACTCAGAGCTTCAGCTTCTTGGTTCTGCATCTGCATCACTACCATAGCTGAATTTGGGATTTCAGGATATGTGTGTTGGAATATAGAAGCTCTAGGATCACCACCCGGATTGAATTCGTAATCTTGACCAGATTCAAAACGACGTTTGTTTCCTACATCTAAAAAGCCTTTAGCAAAACCTTGTTGGGAGTTTGCAGAACGACCCATCAAGTCAATCATACCACGAGTAACAGCACCAAGAATTTTTTGGTTGTCTTCCAGAATTTCTGCATCTGGTTCACCGTGTATTTCACGTTTAACCGGCAAATAAGGAACAACTACAAATGGAGGACGACCATCAGGAAAAGGATTCTCTTCCATACGAACAAGAACATCACCGATCCAAGTAGCGACAATAGGACGTAGAGTCTCATCTTGATTGATGTCGTACATTCCCCAATACTCATGGGCAACTACTTTTTTTCTAAGTTCATCACGAAGTTCAAAATCATTTGGTGTAGTAGTTGCATGATCAGGAGTAGATAATACCGAATTAGATGACCAATTTACTTGATCCAAGTTTTTAAAACGACCATCTTTTTTCAATTCTGCTTTTGAAGTCTCATACGAAACAATAACAAAACCAGCTTTTTCATAGTCACCCTGACAAGATGGATCAAATATAACATTCTCTGGACGCATTATATCTATAAGTGGACGATTCTCAATTATCTTTTCTTCTTGTATAACCTCAGTACCAACTATAGTAGCAACACTAGGTTGTCCAGTTTCTTCAAAATAATCACAAGCTGCTCTCAACTCTTCCGGCAAATTTAAATAACCATTCGGGTCTTCTTTTTTATATTGAATTGCTTGCTGAAGCATCTGAACTTCTTGTTCAGCTTGTGGAGCAACGTATTCAAAAACAGGGACTTCTTTGTCCACCATTTCTGTTTCACGTTCCCATCCAAGTCTAACAATTACAGTACCCTCATCTACGTTTGTACGAACGTATTCATCAATAAATCTTACTTTGTTCAATTTAGTATTGAACTGCCAATTCATTACAAGTTCATTTTGTTTCGCACCCGCATCGTCTTCAAATGTACGAGGTGAAACTTGAAACAACTTTTCAGAACCAAGAAAAGGTTCTGACAAAGCAGAGTATCTCCACTCAGCTTGACGACGAATTAGTTTTGGTTGAACGGCAGAACGTCCACGTACAGTTTTGGGACGAGCAGCACCCTTAATTTCACGCAGATCGTTCCACCGTTTTATTTTTAAAATTTGTGCATCGTGAGCTGGTTTTGCAGCATCCAAATCGGCTTTCAGGTCCATAACTGAAGGCTCTTTTTTCCACTTCGTCAGCTTCTCAGCCTTTTTGGGCTTCATCATACTCATGCTCGTATTTCTAGCCATTTCTTTCGCTCACTTTCTGATGCACAAATAGAACATATTTTACTTGAAACTAAGCTTAAAGTTAGGATTTCTGCGTTCGAGCCATAGCCAGACAACAGCAATAGTAGCAATAATACTGTTGACAGATTCAATAAGTTGGGTTCCACCAGCTTCAATAGCATCTGCATTTACCAGAATCATCGAAACAAGTTCACCAATTCCACCACCCATAAACGGAGCTAGAGAAGCAAGAATAGTCAACAGCAACGCCCACGTAGAACGTACTTTCGTAACCTCTAGTGGATTCAAAGAAGGCAAATTCGAGTAATTCTTTGCAATCTTCAATATTGAAGCTGCTGGTGTTTTTATTTTATATTCCATTATCTTTCCCTTATGCTTCATTTTTAGAGAATTCGCCTACTTTGGCGAGTGGTGCAGACTTCGATACATAGTCAGTAGGTACGCTATAACCTAACACACGGCTCTTGGCGAACCAGATTTCAGAGACAGTATCAGATTGATTGCCACCGATCCCCCTAACACCGTCCTTTGCGTAACCTGTAACAAGGAAGACGTGACCATTCCAGCTCTTCGTTTTATGGGTTCTCCACAGACGACAGACAGCTCCCAGAGGAGGTACATCTACAATCCCTATATCTTCACCATAAGCTGACCATGCACGAGCACCCAAACGGTTAAATTCTTGAGGTTCATCAGGAAAACCAACCTTCTGGCAATGCCCTACAAACAGACCACACCACGGGACATCATCCCCCGGATACCATTGATCAAGGTCTTTCGCCCATCCCATAATTATTGGATTATTACTGGCCCCAGGAACTTCTGTCACACCCAACAAACGGCGTGCTTCAACAAGATTGAGAGGCTCACCTTCGATACCTTTAGGAAGTTCTTTACGCTTGGCTTTAACCCCCCAAAGCGTCTGCATGGTGAGTGGACCGGGGTAATCTCTCGACAGCATACCATGGGCCGCTTTGAAGTCAGTGACAGCCATTTTTGTCAGAGGTCCACCATCACCGTCAATTTTGCCAGTGTAGTAAAGCAGATCGGCCAAGCGTTCTTGCTGTGTAGCCATCATCTGTTTTGTAAAGTCTAGCATCTTATTCTACCTTTTCTTAGGTTGCAGGAAAGATTCTAAATTTATTACTCGAAACGCAACGTCTTGCAATCGGAATCTGAGCACTACCGACTACTACTGTATGACAAGTATCAAGATAGTATATTCCAGTAGAAAAACCATTTCCTCTACATCTGATTTCTTTTTCAGGTCCACCTAACCAGTAAGTAAGAGTCAGAGGAACAGGTAATTCATTATCTACTCGATAAATGAAAGCATGATCCGGTTGACCTTGACAAATCAATTCTCCATTACCACTTCGAATTGAAACTGTAAATTTTCCTTCAAAATCTTTTAAGATATCCCTATCTACTTCTAAATAGATTGGTTCACCATACATAATTTCTTCTTGTACATGTACTTCTTTTAGATTTAACCATATATTATTCATTAGCAAAGAAGGAACAAAAAACCATATAGCAATAAATAATATTACCCAAGTAAAAGGTGTATTACGTTTGTGTAAAGTTTGTAGAGTATTAGTCACTTGCATTTTTTCTATTTACCCATTCTCTTGGCTATAATATTTTTGATAAAAGAAGTATCAGAAATTATAGCTGATGTTACTTCAAGAACTAAGAACCCAAGTGCAGTCACCAGAATTCCAGTTAATGCGATAGAACCACCTAAATGTACAGATAACTCAGGTGACAAAGAAAAGCCCAATCCTGCGGAAGCAATTGTTATAAGAAATCTAGATACCAAAGGTTTATCTTTGTTACTTTCAAACACAAAACATGCTGCCGCTAAGATGGCTATATAGAACTCGATAGAAGGTTTCATTTTTTCTTTTATATCCTGTAATCTTTTCAGGTTTCTCCTTACACCTTTAATCTTCTTATCAAGAAATAAGGATTAGAGAGACCATCGAATTTGCTGTTTAATCTTGCTGTTATTCCTGAAGATGGACCCAAACGTAATGAAATAACAGTAGACGTTCCAGAAGCTATTATGCTTCCTGTGAGACGAATAAAAGTTCCACTTGATCCACCTACTGTTACTCTGGTTGTTGTGGATGCTATAGCTACAGAACCTACAAAGATATGAGCAGTTACAGGTCCGCTGCTACCTATCACTTCTACGTAAGGAATAACAGCTTCGACTTCCACAATCTCACCTACAATAGTAGTAAGTGTGGTGGTCATAACACTTCCACCGTCAGCAATATCTGGTTCAGAGTTGTTATGAGGTATCTCATCTGTGATATCCAATACACCAACTATTGCAGAGTCTACTTTTGTAAGAGTTACAGAATCGCTAAGACCTCCACTGTTTGCCCTGAATAGTGGATTTGTATTTCCGCTTATATCATCAACTTGTGTCGTTGTTCTTTCAAAGTTGTTTCCAATGATTTTTGCATTTGGACAATCTCTAACACGAGCACCAATTTCCAGATTATTTGCAAAGTTGTCATTAAGATATAGAACATCTATATC